CGACGATCAGAAGCGTGAGTTTATCATCAAAGACAACGTTGGTTTCGGTGAATGGAACTGGGAAACATTGGCGAACGAATGGGATTCCGATAAATTAGACGAATGGGGATTAGTCATAAATAATTTTAATACAGATGATATTGATTTAGATGCTTTTTTTGAGGAAGATAATACAGATAAAGAACAAAAATTTAAAATAATACTTGAATACACACAAGACGATTACAATGCTGTTCAAGAAGCGTTAAAAAGTTATTCGGGTAGTAAAGAACAAATATTTTATAAATTACTTGGTTTATGATTGTATATTTGGCAGCTTACAAATCTCTTGAACGTCATTGGAATAAACCAACTGATGACATATATCTATTATCATCTTTTTGGGAACATAAATCAGGTAAATATGGTGACTATGTATTACAGGATAGACATATTTTAGACTCAGGTGCATTCTCAGCAATTAATGATAAAACTGGAAAATATAAAAACTTTGATTGGGATTTATATGTTAAAAAATATATATCTTTTATTAAACATACAAATCAAAAATTGTTTTTTGAATTAGACATTGATTGTGTTGTGGGATTACCTCGGGTTGAATATTATAGAAAACAGATAGAGGATGCTATTGGAATTCCACCAATTGTATGTTGGCACGCCAATAGAGGATCAGATTATTGGATTAAATGTTGTGAGGAATATCCCTACGTAGCATTAGGGACTACAACGGCAAGTAATGCAGGAAAAAAAATAAGAGCAAACCCAAAAATATTACACTGGTTTATTAATCATGCTCATAAAAATAATGCAAAAATACATGGTCTTGGCTTTACATCAATTCCAATGTTATCAGAATTAAAGTTTGATAGTGTTGATAGTACAGGTTGGCAACAGGTTAGATATGGCGGTATATGTATGTTTGATGGAAAAAATATAAAAAATTATAGAAAAATAGGTCATAGAATGAAAAATGTATATGATATTCATGTACATAATTTTAACCAATGGGTAAAATTTCAAAAATACGCAGAGAATAATCTATGAAAGCACTTGTTTTATTTAGTGGCGGTCAAGACAGTACAACATGTTTGTATTGGGCAAAGAAAAATTTTGAAGATGTTATTGCTATTGGTTTTGATTATGGGCAAAAGCATGGAATTGAACTTAATATGGCATTAACAATAGCTGAAAGGCTTAATGTTCAATACAAGATTATAGATGTTAAAGGACTGTTAAACACAAATAACGAAACTGATTTTAGAATTACAACAGGACGAAACGCGCTATTTTTAACAATAGCAGCAAGTTTATTTGATGTAGATAATATAGTTGCAGGTTTTTGTCAAATGGATTTTCAAGGTTATCCCGATTGTAGACAAAGTTTTGTTGATTCACAGCGATTAACATTATCACTTGCTCTTGATAAAGATATAAAAATACATACACCCTTAATGCATAAAACAAAGGCAGAGACATGGAAAATGGCAAAAGAATTAAATTGTCTCGATGTAATTATAAATGATACAATGACCGATTATAACGGTAGTATAGTAAAAAACGAGTGGGGATATGGAATTAATAATAACCATGCAACTGAATTAAGAATACAAGGATTTTACGAAGCAAAACAAAATGGATGGATATGATAGTAGAAAAAAAATACCACTTTTATGCTGCACACCGTAACCATGCAGGTGGAGTTAAGTGCGGTCGTATTCATGGTCACACATACGAAGTTAAATGCAATTTTAAGTTTAAAAAAATAAACAATGGAGGAATAACTTATCTATTTAGCGACATTGATAAATTAGTCGAACCAATAATAAAAGACTACTGTCATTGGTTTCTTATTTACGAAAAAGATCCTTTGGTTGATATTTTAGAGTTAGCAAACGAACCAATCAAAAAATTACCTTTTGAAACATCAGCAGAAAATATGGCTATGTGGTTATATACTCGTATAAAAAACGAAACAGGGTTACCAATAACAAAAATAGAATTAGCAGAAACAAAATCATCAAATGTAATATATGAACCTTAAAGTATCAGAAATCTTTTATTCCTTACAAGGTGAGGGTGCAAGAATAGGAACTCCAACGGTATTTATACGACTAACAGGCTGTAAAACTAAGAACGCTTGTTTTGCCGCTGGAATAAAGTGCGACACTGAATTTGAAAGCGGTAAAGAATTGTCTATAACCGATATAGAGTTATGGTTAAAATTAAATGCTCCAAAATGTAAAGAGATTACTTGGACTGGTGGAGAGCCAACGGACCAACTGACAGAAGAGATAATTAGTTATTTCAAAAATTTAGGCTTTTATCAGGCTATCGAGACGAGTGGTTTAAATCCTGTACCAAAAGGCATTGATTTTATATGTGTTAGTCCAAAAGTAGCTGAACACGTAATTAAAAAGAATTTCCCAAGTGGGGTAGATGAGTTAAGATACGTAAGACATAAAGGGCAAAGCATTCCGCAACCATCGATATCAGCGCGACACTATTGGATTAGCCCACATTCAGACGGATTTAATATTAACTCTGAAAATTTAAAACATTGTATAAATCTCTGTATAGAAAATGGAGAATGGAAGTTATCACTACAAAATCATAAGATATGGAATATCCTGTAAATAGTCCCGAATGGCATTTTAAATGTATTTTAGAATATTTAGGAGAGGATACAAACCGCGAAGGTTTAAAAGATACGCCTAAACGTTATGTTAAATTCATGCGTGAATTTCTTGAACCTAAAGAATTTAATTTTACATCATTTGATTCTGAGGGTACAGATGAAATGATATTGCAAACAAACATTCCATTTTATTCACTTTGTGAACATCACACAGCTCCTTTTTTTGGAGTTGCAAACGTTGCTTATATTCCAAACGGTAAAATTGTAGGGTTAAGTAAATTAGCAAGAACGGTTGATTTATATGCAAATAGATTTCAAAATCAAGAACGCATTACGTCACAAATTGCGGAGCGAATAGAAAAAGAATTAAACCCAAAAGGAGTTGCAGTTAGTATGAAAGCTCAACATCTATGTATGTGTATGAGAGGAGTAAAGAAACACGATACATGGACTACAACCACAAAATTGTTAGGTGCGTTTAAAGATGATGAGAAAGCACGAAATGAATTTCTAAGTTTTTTACGGTAATTCAAAAAAATATGACGGACAGCATCGGACATAAAAAAAGAGCAATGTTGGAGGCTTTGGAGAAGTCTTTGGGCGTTGTAACAACGGCTTGTAAACAGGCGCAAATTTCACGTGATACACATTACCGTTGGTTAAAGGAGGATAAAGATTACCGCGTTAAGTGCAAAGACATGGAGAACGTAGCTTTAGACTTTGCCGAATCACAACTGCATAAGCAGATTATGAAGGGCAATCCGTTATCCACTATTTTCTTTTTGAAGTGCAAAGGCAAAAAGCGCGGTTATATCGAGCAGCAAGATATTAAGGTAACAGGTAACATGACATTTAGAGCAGACTTTGGCGAAGGCAATCCTATACACACCGCATCAGAATCAGAAAATAATTCATAGCGCGATTAACAACGGGCATGAGAAGTACTACATTCTGAATATTGGTCGACAGTTCGGTAAGACATTACTTGCTTCGAACCAGTTGATGTATTGGGCATTAAACCAAAAGAACGCTAAATGTGCATGGGTGTCGCCAGTGTATAAGCAGTCCAAAAAAGTATTTGATGAGGTACATAAGGCATTTAGAAAGCGTCCTGAAATATATCGCAACGTCAATAGATCAGAGTTGATATTGGAGTATATCACAGGCAGTAGTATTCAATTTTTTAGCGCGGAACGGTACGACAACATTCGAGGCTTTACATTCGATTACCTTGTATGTGACGAGTTCGCATTTATGGACGAAGCAGCGTGGACGGAGGTGCTACGTGCAACGGTGTTGGTGAAGGGTAAAAAGGTGCTGTTAATCAGTACGCCAAAGGGTAAGAATCATTTTTACAACCTTTTTAACTTAGACGGAGTAAACGAACAATACAAGTCGTTCCGTATGAGTTCGTACGACAACCCGTTGATTAACCCATCAGAAATTGACGATGCGCGGCTGACATTACCTGACCATGTATTCAGGCAGGAATACTTAGCGGAGTTTATCGACGGTGGTGCAGGGATATTTAGCCCAAAGTACAAAGAAGCATCTGGCGGTGTTAAGTTTTACGGCGGTGTCGATTTAGGACGTGCAGACGATTATTCTGTATTGTCTATCTTTAACGAGAAAGGTGAGCAGGTATATTTGAACCGATGGAGGCATGACACGTGGTCGAACATCACACGGCAAATATCCGAGCAAATAAACAGGTTTAACGCTACGGTCAACGTCGAGGTTAATAGTATTGGTGATGCGTTGATAGATCAGATCAAATCACAATGCAAGAACCCGTACAACGTACAGCCGTTTGTAACATCTGCTAAGAGTAAGAATGACATAATAGAATCACTGGCGGTAGCAACGCAGACAGATGCGGTAACATTTTTACCGATTGACTGGCTACAAAAAGAGTTCGACGTGTTTAGTTTTGAATACAACGCCAAAAGCAGAAC